TTATTAGTTAATTTAATGTTTGTAGTTGGGTGGGTTTTAATTTTGGAAGTGTTTGTATGAGTAAGAAAGGGCCAGGGCGTCCGCGTAAAACTGAACGAGTCAGGTTTGCCACTATCGCTATACGGGAAACTGACAATCAAGGGTTACGCGCGATTGCTGAATCTAAGCAAATGACCATCTCGGAAGCTTTGAATTATTTGTTGAATTTTCATTCGTTAATGAATGGTTGAATTTTTTGTGCTATTGTTAAATAACATTTAATTTTTAATCTAAATTTTAATGGATGAAAAACTAACACCCAAGCAACGATTTTTCGTTGAAGAATATTTACTCGATTTGAATTCGGCAGCGGCGGCTATTCGCGCGGGATATAGTGCTAAGACGGCACATCAGGCGGGTAGCCGTTTATTAACGCTTAGTAACGTTAAGTCGGCGATCAAGGCGCGGATGGAAGAACGAAAACACCGCGTCCGGATTGATGCAGACCGTATCTTAGAGGAAATTGCCCGGATTGCTTTACATGATCCACGGAAAATATTTAGTCGTTGCGGGGATTTGTTGGATATTCAGGATTGGCCGGACGCTAGCGCGTCGGCTATTTCTACGATTAAGATTACGAAAACGAAACACGGTGAATTTACTGAGGTTAAGTTTTGGGATAAGGGCGCACAGTTGGCACTTGCCGCGCGTCATTTGGGATTGTTAGGAATAGGTAAGGACGACGACGAAATGCCGGAACCGATTGATATATCGTTTATAGTTGAGGATGGGCGGATTGATAAACAAACCGAGACTTAATCGCCCACAACATCAGTTTTTAATAATGCCGCAAAAGTTCAGGGCATTTGTGGGCGGATTCGGTGCCGGTAAAACGTGGATTGGAAGCACCGCCATGATTCAACGTTTTTATAAGCGACCCCGGCAGACACAAGGGTATTTTGCCCCGACGTATCCTCATATCAGAGATATATTTTTTCCGACGATCGATGAGGTGGCGCACGGATTGCAAATGAAAGCCGATATAAGGGAAGCGAATAAAGAGGTTCATTTTTACAGTGGGGGTAGGTTCCGAGGGACGACGATTTGTCGATCAATGGATAAACCGGGAAATATTATCGGTTTTAAGATCGCCCACGCGATGATTGACGAACTTGACGTATTGCCCCCTGATAAGGCTAAACTGGCATGGCGCAAGATACTTGCCCGGCTTAGGTGGGAAAACTCAACAGGCGCGATTAATGGGGCTGACGTGACCACAACTCCGGAAGGGTTCAGGGAAACGTACAGGCTATTTGTCGAAGAGCCTATCCAAAAACCTAAATTGTTAGAAACGTATGGGTTGATTCAAGCATCAACCCGTGAGAATGAAAAGTTCTTGCCTGATGGTTATATAGAATCATTGATCGATACGTACCCTAGTGAATTGATAGACGCTTATGTCGATGCTCGATTCTGTAACTTGACATCGGGAACAGTCTATTATGGATTTAATCGGGTAACGTGTTTCAGTGGTGAAAAGATAGAAGAAAACGAACCGTTGCACATCGGGATGGATTTTAACGTAATGAATATGGCCGCTACGATTTACGTTAGGCGTGGGCGGCAAATGGACGTTTGGCATGGTGTTGGCGAACTGGTCAAGGTGTTCGACACCCCTGCAATGATTAATTTGATTAAATCGAAATATCCGGGTCATAATATTACAATATATCCAGATGCTTCGGGTGCTTCGAGAAAGTCGGTAGATGCTAGTAAGTCAGATATAGCATTATTACGCGAAGCTGGGTTCCATGTTAAAGTGAATCCAACTAACCCGGCGGTTAAGGACAGAATTTTAGCGGTTAATAAGCGACTGCAGGATGGGAAGCTATTTTTTACAGACGCTTGCCGTGTGACTATGAAAAATTTGGAACAACAATCCTATGATGATAATGGAGAACCGGATAAAAAATCGGGTTTCGATCATCAAAACGACGCAACAGGCTACCCAATTGCGCACGAATACCCTATACTCAGACCAATGCACAAAATGTTAATAGGCGGCCATTAATGAACGTAGATACTCACCACCCAGATTTTGATGAATATTGTGAAATTTGGAAAAAGTGTAGCGATGCCGAGGACGGGCAAGACGCTATCCACGCGAGCGGTGAAAAGTATTTGCCACGATTACAGGACCAAAGCGACCCTGCTTATAAAAACTATAAATGTCGAGCTGTATTTTATAACGCAGTAGCGAGAACTATTACAGGTTTATCGGGGCTTTTGTTACGAAAAGCTCCTATGATAGAAGTCAATAAGGCGGTCGAAAGTCAGTTCGAAAACATCACCGGATCAGGTGAGAGTTTGAACGACTTGATTAATGGGGTCATCAATGAAGTTTTAGAAGTTGGCCGAATCGGATTATTGATCGATCACCCAAAAGAAGAAACTGTCGGGTTAACTGTTGCTGATGTTCAAGCTATGAATTTAAAACCTTTCATTCGTTGTTATGAAGCAGAAAATATAATCAATTGGCGCGTGACTAAGATCAATAATCAGGATCAACTTAGCTTAGTAGTTCTTACTGAGGAACTAAAAACATACACCAATGAATTTAAGTTTGAGTCTAAGACGTTGTATCGGGTTTTAGATTTAGTCATTTCCGAAAAAGGTTCGACTACGTATCGACAACGCGAATTTATCATTAACGATAAAGGCGAAGACGTACAAATTGGTCCGGACTATTTCCCTAAAATGAATGGGAAACAGGTTTCGACCATACCATTTGTTTTTATAAATTCGGATAGTTTGACCCCTGAAATAAGTGAGCCCCCTTTGCTCGATTTGGTCAATATGAATCTGGCCCATTATCGTGTCAGTGCTGATTATGAGAACGGGTGCCACATGGCCGGACTTCCTACCCCGGTTGTTAGTGGCTACAGTCCCAGCAATCCAGACGAAAAACTTTATATTGGATCAACACATGCCTGGATATTTACAGACCCGAACGCAAGCGCGTCGTTTTTAGAGTTCAATGGTCAGGGTATGGGATGCCTACAACAGAACCTTAAGGATAAGCAGGACTTAATGGCCATATTAGGTGCAAGGATGCTTGCCAACGAAAAGAAAGCCGTCGAAGCTGCCCAAACCGCAGAGATTCGGCAGACGGGCGAAAACAGCGCACTTGCAACAATCGGGTTGACAATCGGGCGAGGTTTACAAAAAGCGTTGTCGATTTATAGTAACTGGTTGACATCGGACGAAAATGTCAAGCTCGAAATAAATAAGGATTTTACAGGCTCATCGTTAACCGCTCAGGAGTTAACGGCACTTGTTAGCGCATGGCAAGCTGGCGCAATCAGTCAGGAAACATTGTTTAACAATTTGAAAGCGGGCGAACTATACGACGATTCGACAACGTTTGAGGACGAACAAAGCAAAATAGGAGACGCGCCACCCCCGCCACCATTGACACCTACTAAACAGGCACCGGCCAACAATGGCGCTTGAAAAAATAATAACCCATCAGATTGACATTTTCAGGCTTGCGTCAAGCGAACAGGACGCGGCCGTCAAGCTTTTGCGTGCAATGCGTCGAGATTTAGCCGCAACGTTGGAAACTCACAATTTAACCGCGTTTTCTAAATCAAGGGTTAAAGCGTTACTTAAACAGGTCAACGAAATAATAGCGAATTATTATTCGTTGATACATGAACATGCTGACGAAACTTTAGCGGGGTTGGTTTATCATGTTGGGGAGAGAACGTCAGTTATACTGTCGTTACCGCTACTCAGCGAGACGGTTTTAAAATCTATAATCAACGATTCGACTGTTATGGGTGCCCCGTCCGTTGATTGGTGGATGGCGCAAGCAGCAAGCACCGCGTTTAATTATGCGGCACAAGTTCGACAAGGTATCGCCCAGGCCGAGACGACAAGCCAGATATTAAGCAGGGTTCGTCCGATACTTGACGTTTCAGAACGTAACGCGCGTTCGTTGGTCCATACGTCAATACAATCAGTTATGAATCAAACGCGGTTAGCCGTATTCGATAATAATACCGATGTATTACAATCGGTTCGGCAGTTATCTACGCTTGATGGGCACACATCGGACATTTGCATCGCATATTCTAACGCTAAGTGGACATTGCCAGATCATAAGCCGATTAATGGTGCCCCGGCGTTCAACGGTGGGCCGCCGCGCCATTTCAATTGTAGATCGGTGTTAGTGCCGGTCAGCAATCAGATCGACATTCCTGGGCAAAGGGTTTCAGAATTGGGACTTGTCGATCGCAATATCACATTCGATGAATTTTTGAGTAAGAAAACCACCGAGCAACAAAACGAAATGCTTGGGGTTGGTCGGGCGCAATTGTGGCGGGATGGAAAAATAACCTTGCGTGATTTATTGGACCAAAAAGGGCGACCATTGACCCTTGAACAACTTATTAAAAAATATGCTTGATTTTTAAAATGATTTATACTAATAGTAACTAATAACCTAAGGGGTTAAAAATGTCTGATGAAATTGATTTAAACGCACCTAAGGTGCAACAGGCGATAACCGAAGCAGTGAACGCGGCGGTATCGGGGCTTAAGGCTAAAAACGACGAATTGATTGTTAAACTTAAAAAAGCAACGAAAAATTCCGAGATTGACCCGGATGACTTCGCACGGTTACAGGAAGAAAATATTCAGTTAACCGAAAAGCTTAATGAACAGTCTAAGACTGTTAAACAAGTGACGACACAATTCGAAACACTTAAAAAACAACACGAAACAGAATCGGCATTTACTTCGAATTTGTTGATTGATAATGGTTTAACCGAAGCATTGGTCGGGGCTAAAGTAAAACCCGAACTAATGAAAGCGGCTAAAGCGTTGTTTAAATCACAAGCAGAATTGAAGGTCGAAGGCGAAAATCGTGTCGGTTTGATAGGTGGTAAACCGATTAAAGATTTTGTGACAGAGTGGTCGCAATCGGATGACGGCAAGCATTTTGTACTAGCGTCGGAAAATGGTGGCGGCGGTGCGAATGGTGGCGGCGGTGCGAATAACTCTAACAAAATTTCTAGGTCCCAGTTTGATTCGATGAGTCAAAGCGAAAGGGCTGCATTTTCAACAAAAGGTGGAGTCGTAGTCGATGGACAATGATAACGAATTAGTAAAGGTTAAATGTCCAATCGTTGAAAGTAACGAACTGGGCTATTATGTAACTTACCGGTCAGACATGGGACCAGACGATGAAATTTTCGTCGAACCTGATCCCGAGGTCGAATCCGAAAAACCTGCAAAAGCTAAAAAAGCCCCTGCAGTTTAATCAATTTTTGAATAGGATTTATTTAACATGGCAAACGTATTAACCTCATTAGCTGCCGATTTATATAAAGCGGCTGACATCGTAGGGCGCGAACAAGTCGGTATTGTTCCGTCCGTAACTATTAACGCAGGTGCGGAAGCGGTGGCTCTGAATGACACGATTCGATCGTCATTCACAAGAACGCCGAGCGTCGGCACCATTACCCCATCAATGACCATTCCTGAAGGAACTGACCAAACCGTCGATAATAAAACGCTTGTGTTAGATCAAACAGCGTCTATTAAGATTCCGTGGACTGGTGAAGATATCAAACACGTAAACAACGGAGTCGGTTTCCAAACTGTTTACGGCGATCAGATTGCCCAGGCCATTCGCGCTATGGTTAATCAAGTCGAAAACTTTATGTATTTGAAATTGGTCGCGGCTGTTTCACGTTCATTCGGTACAGCGGGAACCAATCCATTCGCGTCGAACTTTAACGCGGTTGCTGAGATTCGGCAAATTTTAATCGATAACGGGATGCCTGATGATGGCCGCGCAACGTTGGTGTTTAATACCCTTGCGGGCACTAAAATGCGTCAGATTGCCCAGCTTCAACAGGTTAACACGTCCGGAAATGATCGCTTGTTGCGCCAAGGTACGTTGCTTGACTTGCACCGGTTGATGATGAAAGAAAGCGCGGCACCGATTCCAATCACAAAAGGAACGGGCGCATCGTACACCACAACTGCGGCAGGTTTCGCAGTCGGAACGACTTTAATTCCAATCATCACCGGCACAGGTACAGTGTTGGCGGGTGATCGTGTAACGTTCGCAGGTGATACCAATATTTACACCGTTGCGGCGGGTGTTTCTGCACCGGGCACAATCACCTTAAATTCACCGGGCTTACGTCAAGCGATTCCGGCGGCGGCTACTGCAATGACAATCGGCAATAACGCGACTGTTAACATTGCGGTTCATCAAAGCGCGGCAGAGTTGGCAATGCGTCCATACGCTACCCCGGACGGTGGTGACGCGGCGATCGATTCGATGAACATTCAGGACCCTATTTCCGGATTGTCGTTCAACGTTTCTGCTTATAGAGGTTATAAGAAAGCAATGTTCGATATTTCTTGTGTTTATGGGGGAACTGTTTGGAAACCTGATTTCGTAGCGGGTTTACTGGGTTAATCTTCGCAATCAGAGCCCCGTTCCGGCGGGGCTTTTTTATAGGTGTTGTGAACATGGCTTTAATTGTTGAAGATGGAACAGGGTTGTCTAATAGCGAAAGTTATGCGTCGGTTGCGTTTGCGGATACGTATTGTGCTAACATGGGTTTTACTTCGTGGACTTCGGTCGCTGATAAGGAAGCGGCATTACGACAAGCAACAGCTTACATGCTGCAAGTCTACAGACAATCATGGCAAGGTTATCGTGTCAAGTTGGCCCAAGCGTTGGACTGGCCACGGGTCGGGGTGGTTACGGATAGATTCGTTACCATACTTTCGACCGTTGTTCCCCTGGATGTTCAAAAAGCATGTGTTGAGCTGGCGTTACGCTCGGCAGCGGGCGCACTTTACGCGGACCAAGGGCAAGCCGTGAAGCGTAAGAAAGTCGGAGAAATTGAGGTCGAATACATGCCCGGTAGTGGATCAACTACGAAATATAATGCAGTCGCCGGAATATTGGCCCCGTATTTTATCGGTGGTTCAGGCGGTATGGGTGCGAGTTATGGGTTAATTCGATCATGAGTTTTTACGGGGAATTAGCCGACACAGCGACCGAACTATTAGTTGAATTTGGCCAGTCAATGACGTTACGTCGTAAAACGGTCGGGGCTTATAATTCCGCGTCAGGATCAGCTGCGGTAACTACAACCGATGTGACTGTTCAAGGTGTTGTATTTGACGAACCGATGAAGGACGATTCGGGGACAATGGTTAATGTGGTTAGTAAAAAAGTCATTCTGTCCGTATGGCAAACCGTCCCACCTAACGTTGACGACACTTTGATAATTTTGGGTCAAAAATATACGGTAAAATCGGTTCAAGTGGTTGCGCCAAACGGAACAAACGTCGTGTATAAGTGTTATGTCGGGTAATTTTGACTTAGATTTGCGGCGATTCGCGCAACGCGTGGGAACCAATATCGATAAATTGACTCGCGGCGTTCTGTTTGAAATGTCCGTTAAAATCAATGAGTACAGCCCGGTCGGTGACGCGGTGTACTGGTCAAGTCCGCCCCCGCGCGGTTATGTTGGCGGGCATTTTCGCGCCAATTGGCAATATTCGTTCGGGCACATGGTAAGCGATGAAATTGCAGGAACATCGGGGCAATTGCCAAGTCATATAAAAACGGAGTTTCCATCCAATATGATAGGCGTACACTATATCGTTAATAATGCCCCCTATGCCCAACGGTTAGAAAGCGGATGGAGTCGTCAAGCAATGGGGCCACATGCTATAGTCGGTCGGGCAATACTTGATTTTCAAAACATGATTCGACGGAGCGTTCCAACATGAGTATTATTAAAATTCGTAGCGCGTTAGAGTCAGCAGTGTCCGGAATGACGCCCGCGATTAATACCGTTTTCGAAAATACCCCATTTAATCCCGAAGCGGATACCAACTACCAACGCGTTGCGATTGTGTTCGCATCCCCTAATAATCAGGAATACGGGCGAAACTATCAAGAACAAGGGATTTTAAATATTGGTTTGTACTATAATAAACATGTTGGGCCGAACGAATCCGACCAGCGTGTAGAGTTGATAAGGTCTATTTTTTATAGAGGTGCGAGTTTTTCAAATGGTGGGGTTGTAACTACTATTAATTCGACACCCGAAGCATTGCCGGGCTATAATGACGGCGAGTATTTTGTGCGGCCGGTCCGCGTTAATTTTTATTCTAATCTTTACAATTAAGGGTTTACGCCATGACTATCGCGCAAGGTATTAACAAACAAATTGCTGTTAAAAAGCAGACTGGACTAGGTGTCCCCGCTTCCGGTTCCGGCGGGTTCCTGTTACGTCGGGAAACTGCAGTTTTTAACCTGGAAAAACAAACCTATTCGAATAATGAGATTGTATCGCATCAACAAAGTACAGGTGTAACACACGGTCTACGTTCAACCGCTTTGGCTATCAACGGGGTATTATCACCTAACACCTACTCAACACAGTTAGCGTCGTTGTTACGTCGTGATTTCACAGCTGGCACGTCTGTTTCTGCTTTATCAGTTACGATCACTGGGTCAGGTCCGACGTACACTATCACACGAGGTTCAGGGTCATACTTGACAGACGGCATTAAAATTGGAGACGTGGTTCGCTTATCGGTCGGTACATTGAACGCGGCAAACATCAATAAAAATCTTTTAGTAGTTGCATTGACTGCTTTGGTTGCAACCGTTGTCACTTTGAACGGATCGGCGTTAGTCGCCGAAGGTCCGATCGCGTCAACCACGATGACGGTTCAAGGTAAAAAGACTTTTGCGCCAACGTCCGGCCATACACAAGACTACTGGACTTTTGAAGAATGGTATTCGGATATTACCCGAAGTTCATTATATTCTGACGTTATGATCGGTGCGGCTGATATTGGTTTACCAAGCTCGGGCAATGCCACGATTGCAATGACTTACGCAGGTCTACAGGCTGTTTTTGCAGGTTCACGAGTATTGACTACGCCCACGGCAGAAACAACAACCCCAGTGTTATCGGCGGTCAATGGTGTCATGACGGCCAACGGTTCTAAAGTGGGTTTGATCACCGGCGCGACGTTAAAGATCGACGGTAAAACGGCCAACATTGGCGGCGTTGTTGGTTCCAACATTTCACCAGATTTACAACGCGGCCGAATTGAAGTGTCCGGGCAAATGACGGTATTTTTTCAGGATGGCGTATTCCAGTCATACTTCGACGCGGCTACCGTTATCAGTGCCACAATCGTAGTGGCTGACTCAGGCTTAGCAGCTTCTGATTTCGTATCGTTCACTATTCCAGCGTTGAAGTTTTCCCAGGCTAACATTGACGACGGAGAAAAAGGACTTGTTTTAACGATGCCGTTCACCGCTCAGATCAATAGCACTGGTGGGGCGGGCACGGCGTACGATCAAACTATTTTATCAATTCAAGATACATTAGCATAATATGACTACAGTTTCGTTAAGCTCACTCGACATCGTTTCCCCGTGCAATACTCCGTACGAGTTTGAACATATTGACGCGGTAACCAATAAGCCGACGGGGATATTTTTCAGCGTATTGGGTGCCCATTCCGACCCAGTTAAAACATGGCTACGAAAATCAATCAATGCCAGTAGAAACAAAGCGGTGACGTTGGGGCTTGCCAATAAAGAATATGTGCGACCATTCGAGGAAGACGAGCAAGACTCTATCGAATCGGCGGCGGTTCGTTTGGTCGGGTGGCGGGGTATAACCGAAACATTTTCACCCGAACTGGCTATTCAACTCTGCGCATCCAATCCGGAAATTAAAAAAGAAATACTGACACAATCTGATAACTTGGCAAATTTTACGAAAAGCAAATAGGGCGGTTAATCCTATTTGCTGAAAATGAACTAAAATTACTTGTTGTTCAAGCTGACGGGCGACCGCTTAAGGATCATTTAAAATCGGTAGCCCGTCAGTTGGGTACAGAATACACGTCCGATATTGAGTGCCCTTTTTCAGTTGCTTATATTTGGGGGTACTTCATCGAGTTGGTTGCCAGTAAAGAGGGGAAAAAGTTAAAACATTCTGACATTCTTGCATGGTCTATACTTAGACACGTTCAGTTATCTGAATATGAATTGAACATAATTTCAACGCTTAACGACTTGGTTAATAAGCATAATGACAGTTGATATCGCATCGTTGGCCATACGGGTTGACACCACACAGGTTAGAAGCGCGGCGGCCGAGCTTGAGCGGTTACGATCATCAGGTGCGACAGCTAGTCGAGGTGTTCAGGATGTTGAACGTTCAGTATTGGGAATGAACAACGCGTTAAACGTTGGCCGGACGTTACTGGGTGCGGTAGGTGTTTCGTTTGGCGTTGCCGGGGTGATTCAGTTCGGTCGCGCGTTAACGGATACTGTCGAACAAGTACAGAATACAAACTTAAGATTGAAAAACCTTGCAACGTCAACAAGCGACTACACTGAAACGCTTGATTATTTAGACACGACTTCCCAGCGGTTACATAAAAATAATTTATTATTAGCCGACTCATTTTCCAGAATCGAAGTTTTAGAAAAAGCCGGGTTAATCACTCGGACCCAATCAAAAGCTATTTTAGAAGGTTTCGCCAATGCTTCGACCGCGTTGGGCGCTTCAAATGAACAATTAAAACAGTCTCTTTATGGTGTCAGTCAGGCATTGGGACAAGGTGTTTTACAGACGCAAGAACTAAACCAAGTCGTTGAACCGCTGCCGGGACTGTTTAATGAGATAGCCAAAACAGCGGGTGTGACAACTGGAGAGTTTAAAAAGCTTGTCGGTGAAGGGAAAATCACTTCGGAACTATTCGGGCAAATATTAACCGAGTCATTCAAAGCATATCAAGGACAGGCTGAAAGCGCGGCGGGTACATTGAGCGCCAAATATACGGACGTTTCAAACGCCTGGACTGATTTAGCGCGTGTTGTAGAAACACCCATCAGTAACGCATTAAGCCCAGTACTTGACGCCGTGGCTGGATCGGTTACAGGTTTGGCACAATCGATTAAGGAAGGTTCTGTCATTAAGGATACATTGTCGCTTTTATTCGGTGGCGGTGATTTGCAAGGATATGTCAATGAATTGAAGAAAGCCGAGCGACATGGTGCAACCGGTGACTTTAACACAGGCGGCGCGACTGGAAGTTTCGGAGATGAGCCGAAAACACAAACAGCGATTCAGGGCACTATAAAAGCGTTGCAGGAAAAGAAAACCCAAGCCGAAAAGACAAATAAAGCTCACGCCGCGTCAGTTGATCCCGTTTTAGCTCAATATAAATC